TCAAGAGACGCCTCCTTTATCCACTTCGGGGCCCGTTGGAATAAGGCCGCTAATGAGTTTAGACGGGGAGAATTTTATTGAGGGGCAGCAGTTTAGTCAGTTCGCGCCGTCCCCGCAATCGAGGATTATACTGCAATCGGTGTCGGGCGTGACATTCATTAGGTTCCCGTTGGGAAAATACAAAACGGAGGGCTACGTCGGCAAGCTAAGCGCAACGGTATCCTTAAGCTAAAGCCACCATTTTTTAGAAACGCTTTGTCTGATTAATGCACCGATTACGACGACGGCAATTAACCCAAGAATTTTACCAATAATTATGACTACAGAAACTACAGATTCCACGGGCCAAGAGGTTTTCCGCGATGGGGATTACTGGTTGGCCGCAGACGGCAAGATTTATCGTGGGGACGAGCATATCGGCACGCGAGACGAATTGGGCGCGGTAGCCTACGCAGAAGGGATGGCGAAGTATAAGAACCGTGTGGGCAGATTGCTCAATGCAGTCGCCATTGCCAGTGATGCGGGGGGCTTGCCGACGCCCAAGGAGCCCGAGGAGGTCGAGCCGGAAGAGGTCGAGGAAGAGCCCGTCGCGCTGTCTACTCATTCGAGCGGCATAGGCTCTTGGCCTCCAGAGCAATCGGGGGTTCCGGGTGAGGATGGCGGCGGCGGCGGGAGTGGGAGCGTGGTGATCCCTAGCGATGGGCCCTATCCGCCTAGCGATGAGTCGCCGAAGCCGAGTAGTGTAGCCCCCGCCGAACCGCCTGAGCCTGAGCAAAAGCCAGAGGAGAAGCCTCCGTGCACTCGTAAGGATGAGGCGCTTACGCTTGCGCAGATTAAGCGGATGTGGCCGAAGGATGCTCCGGCGTGCGACTGGCGGGGGGACTTAACGCCTGCGTTTGTGGACTGGTTTTATGAGAATTACCCTGATGAGGCGGTAAGGCGTTATGAGGGGCGGTTTACGCATAGGAACTTTGAGGAGCGTGAGGCGGCGGCTCGGGAAGAGGCGCGCAGTGGGGTAATCTAACAATCAAGGGAGTGCTTTTATGGATACTGGAATTTTATTCACTGGGGCTGCTGATGAGGTAGCCGACACTCAAGAGGTGGGCGTAGGCACGGGCGGGGCTGGGCTAGCAGATAACGCGACTGCGCCCTCCCCCGCCCCAGTGGCGGATGAATCGACCAATGCGGCGAGTGCCGCGCCTGCTGGGGTGCTCATCGATGCGCACGGGAACTTCGTGGGCAAGGCGTGGGCTGGCGAGGACGAGAAGCTAGCGGAGAAGTTTACGAGTATCGGTGCACTGGCGAAGTCGTATCGGAATCTTGAGCAGATGCTGGCGAGGCAGGACAGGGTTGCAGTGCCTGCGGAGGGGGCGAGCGAGGAGGAGGTCGCCGCGTTTTATGCGAAGCTTGGGCGTCCTGAATCGCCGGATGCTTACGAGTTGCCGGTGCCTGAGGAGCTGAAGGCGTTTGAGGCGTTGCGCAGCGAGGAGGAGGTAAAGGCCTTTCAGAAGGTGGCGCACGAGGCGGGGTTAACGCCTCGCCAAGCACAGGCGGTCGCGCAGATGCATTACTCACAGATGCAGGGTGCGTTATCGCAGCTTAAGGAGGCGCAGACGAAGGCACGCGACGAGGCGGTTGCCGAGCTTGCCAAGGGCTGGGGCACGAGTGCCGAGAGCGAGGGCTTTAAGCAGCATGTCGCGCAAGCGAGGGCTGGGGCGAAGGTGCTGGGTATCGATGCGGAGGTGCTGGCAAGCTCGCCGGAGCTTTCGAGTAACCCGCATTTTATCCGTGCGATGCACAGGGCCGCAGAGATTGCCGGTGAGAAACCGGCGGTGGGCGCGCGTGAGGGGCAGGCTTTGAGTGGCAACGCGATTCAGGAGCGCATCGACGCGATTTTGAAGAATCCTGATAGCCCGTATTGGAAGAGTGGGCATCCGGCGAGGGCGCAGACGCTGGCCGAGCTAACGAAGCTTTATGAGAAAAAGGCCGAATTGGCCTGATGGATAAAAGAAAGCCCCTTAAATAGGGGCTTTTTTATTGACTGTATGTAATTATAGTCACAAGTAGGCGGTGCACTGAGGAGCAGGGGATAACCCATTCTTGGCGGAAGGGGCCTTCTAAGCGCAGTGTCTTGAGCGGCAAGGGGCCGTGCTGAGTGCTGGCGATAACCTCATTAAAACGGGGCCGCTAGAGAGGGCGCGATAACTCCGAGGGAAAGCCGAGCAAGCGGACACGGGATTTTTAACAACCTTTAACCATAAAGGGCCCGCATGCGCTGTGCACAAATGACTTAGGCTGGAGGGCCGTGGGTCGTGAGGAGGCTTGGGGCTGGGGGCTCGCACTTCTTACAATGTCATTTCAAATCACGACTGCTTTTGTGGAGCAGTATAACTCGACTGTGGAGCATTTGTTCCAGCAGACGACTTCGGAGCTGGAGAATCGGGTTCGGCGGGAGAGCCAAAATGGGGCGATCGAATACTTCGACCAAATGGGCGCGACTTACGCGGTAAGGCGCACGGTGCGGCATGGGGACACTCCGCGTATCGATAGTAAGCACTACAAGTGTGCGTGCTATGTCGATGATTGGGAGTGGAGCGACCTTATCGATAAGCAGGATAGGGTGCGTTTGCTGCATGACCCTTTGAGCGAATACTTGCAATCGGCGGTATGGGCGTTTCAGCGCGTCAAGGATGAGACGCTTGTGGATGCGGCGACGGGTGTGGCGTTTCGCAGTAATGGGCCGGGGAGTGGTGCGCCGTTTAGCGTGAGTTTGCCCGCTTCGCAGAGCTTGGCGGTGAACTTTGTCACTCAAGGGCCGCCGGTGACTAGCGGGTTAACTATCGAGAAGTTGACGCGTGCGAAGACACTGCTTTCTGCGGCGAATGTGCCGAAGGGTGCGCCGCGCTACTTCGTGTGCACGGAGTATCAGATTGAGGATTTGCTACTGGATGCAGAGCGTAATAGTGACTCGCCGCTTACGGAGATTCGGGCTTTGCACGAGGGCAAGATTAACAAGCTAATGGGCTTCGAGTTCGTGACAATCGACCCTTCGATTGTGAAGCGCGATCCTTCGACGGGTATCCGCGAGTGTTTCGCGTATGTGAAGCCTGCGCTTATCCTCTCGACCGGCCAAGAGATTGAGTCGGATGTGTCGAAGCGTGCGGACAAGAGCAATGCGGTGCAGCCGTATGTGTCGATGAGTGTGGGTGCGACGCGCACACAGGAGAAGGGTGTCGTGCAGGTGTTCTGCGAGGACAATTCGTAATGCGAGGAGTGGGAGCGTGGGGCGGCGATGTGCTGCCCTGCCCTACCCCTCTTTTTCACTCTAACTATTTAAGACGAAAGGGATAAAATTATGGCTACTTTTAATACTGAGTTATATGAGGCGCAGAACTCGCACGGGAACTGGCCGATGGCGCGGAAGGCGAATGCGAAGGTGCGCTATGCGATTTGTGAGTATAAGACTACGGGCACTGAGGTGGCGGGCGACCGCGTGAATTTGTGCCGTTTGCCAGCGGGGGTGCTGCCTGTGCCTGCGCTTTCGCGCATCATGCATCGGCATGCTGCGGAGATTAAGGTCTCTATCGGTGTCGCCAGTGACCCAGTGCTCTATGGCGAGCAAATCCGGCTGCATGGCTCCAATACGAATGTGGCGATTGGGAGTGGTTCGCCTCCGGCCTATATCGGCTTTGGCGACCAGTTCACTAAGCCGAAGGTTTTGGAGCAGGGCGACGAGGTGGTAAGTCTGAGGTTCGACACTGCGGTTGCGAACGCCAGAGACATCGCGATTTACCTTGCTTATATCGCGGAGTAATGGGTAGTCCTCAATTGTTTCGTATACATCCATGTTGGCCGTCTCGGGTTGACGGCTTAATGTTGTGGCAAGGGCGGTTTCGGCAACGGGGCCGCCCTTGTTTAAAGCGGGATAAGGGAGCGAGAAAACCAATAACCTGACGGCGAGGCAACGACTCGCCGCACAATAGAAAGGTCGAGACCTTGGCGACGAGATTGGATATTTGCAATATGGCCTTGGGTGAGGTGGGCGAGGTGGCGTTGACGAGTCTGGGCGAGGGCTCGACGGTCGCGGAGCTTTGCCGTCGGTTTATCGGGCCAGCGGTGCGCGAGGTGCTGAATCGTGGGCACTGGAAGTGCGCGAGGCACGGGGTGGAGTTGGCAAAGTTGAGCTTACCGCCGAAGGATAAGCCTGTGGGCTGGGCGGAGGCGTATCAGCTACCGGAAGACTACATTCGCATCGTGTCGTTTAATGAGGTGGATAGTTGGGATAGGTGGCGGGAGCTTTTCGAGGTTCGCGGGGACTGGATTTTAACGGATGCGCCGAGAGTGCATGTGGTCTATATCCGCGACTTGTCGGCAAGGGGTGAGGATGTGCACTTGATGCCGCCCTTGCTTACGAAGGCGTGTGCCTTGGCATTGGCCGCAAAGCTGGCGTGGCCGCTGCAACAGGGGCGGGCTCTAAAGGAGAGTTTGGAGCAGTCGTGCGAGGTGGCGATCCGGCATGCGAAGGCGAGTGGCGCACAGGAGGAATTTATGCCTAGGCAGAATCTGGCACAGGGGAGCCGGTGGCTCGGCGTGCGGCTCTGACGCCGTCAAGGCTACCGGTGCGAGGTTAACAGGGAGCAAGGAGCTTAATATGGAGGAGTATAATCCGAACTCAACGCCTGCACTACTGGCGACTATCTTAGCGCGGCTGGATGCGCAGGAGCAGCGGCACGACGAGCGGATAGAGGGGCTGCGTGCGCTGATGGAGGAAATCAAGGTGCAGACGACGCTTACCAACGGGCGAGTGACCAAGGTGGAGAAGTGGCGCGACTCGTATGTGGCGCGGGCGAGCGGAATCGCGTTGGCGGCCTCGATGGGGGCGGCGGGCGTGGCGTGGGTGGTGAACCTTTTATTTAGCGGCAAATGAGTTTTACGTTACTAAAAAACAATTTTACTGGGGGTGAGTGGTCGCCGGACTTGGAGGGTCGCAGCGATACGGAGGGGTATCGTTCGGCGTGTAAGCAGTTGGAGAACTTGCGTCCGATTGCGAAGGGGGGCGTGGTGATGCGCGGGGGCTTGGAATTTATTGCGGAGGCTCGCACGCAGTCGAAGCCGGTGCGGTTGATTCCGTTTACCTTCTCCACGAACACGCGGTATGTGATTGAGGCGGGGGACAGGTATTTTCGGATTCGGCGTGGGCACGATGCATCGATTGCGGCGAACGCGATTACCACGCCTTACAAGGATGGCGAGGTGTTCGAGGTGCAGTTTCGGCAGGTGAACGATATTATGTATTTGGTGCATCCGCAGTATGCGCCGAGGAAGCTTTCACGGCTGGCGGATACGAATTGGACGCTTACGGAGGTGATGTGGGATTATGCGCCGTTGCGTGATGAGAACATCGATGAGGGCGTAAAGCTGAAGTTTGAGAATGGGTCGTTATCCGCACAGGGCGGGAGCGTGTTTACCAGTGGGCATGTGGGCGGCTACTTCGAGCTGCGGCATTTGAAGCAGTCTGAGGGGGTGGAGGTGGTTTTATTCCCGATGAACCACGGGGATGATTGGTGGCCCGGGGCAGGACAGGTGCGGTATTCGCCGGTGCTCGCGGTGCGTGGTGAATGGGAGTTTACGACGACGGAGTTTTGGTGGGGGACGATTTACCTAGAGCGCAGTCGGGATAATGGGACGACGTGGGAGGTGATGCGGCAGTGGAGCGGTTCAGCCGACCGCAATATTTCTGCAAGTGGCAAAATTGATGAGGAGGACGCCGAGCAGTTGATGCGGATTAGGTATATCAATAAGGGGAATCCGTTTACGGGCGCGATTAGGCATAAGAATCAAGACCCTCCTGATGGGTGGACGGATTCGATGGCGCGTTTGGAGACCAAAGACATTTACGTAAAGGGCTTGGTGCGGGTGACTGGGGTTTCCAATGGGACGACGGCGCAAGCAGTAGTGGTGGGTAAGCATAAGCCGGTCTCGACAGATTGGACGGATCGTTGGAGCGAGGGGGCGTGGAGTGCACATAGGGGCTTTCCGCGAACGGTGGGTTTCTTCGAGCAGCGGATGCTTTACGCGGGTTCGCGTTCGCAGCCTCAGCGGGTGTGGGGGAGCCGTGGGAGTGACTTTGAGAATTTCCGTTATGGGGATGAGGATGACGCGGCGGTGGCTTTCGATATCGCCTCTACGAATGGAAATCCGATTCTTTGGATGGAGGATATGGGCAAGATGCTAATCGGGACGAGCGGCAGTGAGCATATCATGAGTGGTGCGTCGGGTGGAGCGGCTCCGTTGACGCCGTCGAGTGTGCTCATGGAGAAGTTCGGCTCGACAGGGAGCGAGGGGGTGGCTCCGGTGAATACGAGCAAGGGGTTGATTTTCGTGCAGAGGCAGGGCAAGGCGTTGCGTGAGTTGGTGCTGGCGGTGAAGACGGAGGATGAGGAGCCAGTGGACTTGTGCGAGGTGGCCGACCACTTGTTTAAGGAGCGCGAGATTCAGGACTTGGGCTTTGTGCGTTCGCCTGATCCGAGTATTGCAGTGGCGTTGGGGGACTGCTTGGGGTGGCTGACGTATAATAAGGGGTTAGGGATTCAGGCATGGGGGCGTTATACCTCTGGGCTGAATGCACAGTTTGAGAGTGTGTGCGGGGTGTATGGTAAGCCGATTGACGAGGTGTGGTGCGTGGTGCGGCGGAGGGTGGGCACGACTTGGAAGCGGTTCATCGAGCGGTTCACGCCGGAGGCGGACAACAAGGCTGAGGCGCGTTATTTGGACTGCCATAAGAGCGGGACGCTTCCGTATGATTGGGATTGGGGCGTGCAGGTGGGGACGCATTTAAATGGGGAGCAGCTGCGCTTGGTCGTGGGCGGGGTAGTGCTGGGCGACTTCTCGGTTGTGAATGGACACCTAGCACCGCCTCCCGAATATCGCGTGGGGGTTAAGGAGAAGTGGGCAAAGTGGGAGGCCGACCACGGGAGCGGGGCTTCCCTACCCTTGCGTCGCTACTGCGTGGGGTTGCCGTATAAGGCAGTGCTCGAAACAATGCGGCTGGAGTTGGATACGGATAAGGGCTCGACTGCGGGGAAGGTGCGGCGGGCGCATAGGCTGGTCTTGCGGCTTAGGGACACGGGACAGGGGGTGAGGTTCGGCAAGAGCAAGGGGCCGATGGAGGAGCTTATCTTTCGCGATGCAGTAGACCCAACCGATGGGACGCCGCCTTTGTTTACGGGGGAGAAGCGCACGCCATTTGTGCTGGGGCACGACACGGATGCGAGTGTGCGGATAAGCCAAGAAAATCCGCTGCCGTTTAAACTATTGGGAATCGCAATCGATGCAGATATAACTCAACAATGAGTCTATGTATATACGGTCTTTTCGAGAGGATGAGGATTATGATATTTTCCAAGAGTTCTGCGCGGGGCATGGGAAGTGGGCTCCGACGCGGGATTTGCTGCCGCGCGTAGGACTGGTGGTTCTGGAGGACAAGGGGCTTACGGGGGGCGAAGAGTATCCCCTCGCCTTCGTGTGGGTCTACAAGGATCCGAGTTCGCGGTTGAGCTGGCTAGGGTGGTTGACGACGAGGCCGAGTCTGGGGCCGAAGCGGGCGCGTGAGGTATGCGAGTTTGCCGTAGCGATGGCGAAGAGTGCGGCGAACGCACAGACCGCACGGGTGATGTTTACACATGCGGGGAGCAGGGGGCTTTCGCGGCTGTATCAGCGGACGGGAGCGCGGGTAACGCATCCGGTCAACGAACAGTTAGCGTGGTCGCTGACTGACGACTAAATTTTAACTAAGGGAGGGCGTAACTATGGGCTGGGCAACTTATGTGATGAATGCGGCCGCGCATATCGGCAATGTGCATGCGGAGCAGGAGGAGTATAAGCGCAAGGAGGAGTTGCATAAATACAATGCGCGGGTGGCCGAGCAGGACGCGAAGGATGCGGAGATGGATGGGCGGGACTTGGCGAATCGGCAGCGCGGGGAGAATGCGCGTTTGCAGGCCAAGCAGCGGTCGCTTTATGGGGCAAGTGGCGTGGTAGCGACTACGGGGACTCCGCTTGCGGTGCAGGCGCAGACGGCGGGGCAACTGGAGATGGCGGCTCTGGATAACGAAATAGCGGGGCAGCGTGTGGCTTCGAAGCTGAGGATGGAGAAGCAATTGCACTTGCTGGAGGCTCGGGCGGTGAAGCGGGCGCGGCGGATGGCTCTGATTGCAGGGATTATGGATGGGGGGCGCGCGACGATGACGGGGAGCAGCGGCGGGGGCGGCGGAGGGGGAATGAATTTTGGCAGTATGTTTGGCGGAGGAGGCGGGGGGGCCGCTGGCGGCGCGGCTGCCGGTGGTGGTGGAGGCGGCGGGGGGTAGTCTGTGACTACTGCCAAGATGGCGAAGCGTCGTTGCCGCTTCGTCCTTCGGCAGCCGAGCAAGCAGAGGATTCAATTTAACCAATCAACCAATAATCTAAACTCTTAACGTCTGTCTTCCCAAGCTGACGAGGCGACCAACGGAAGCCTCGCAAGAATGGAAGCGGACACTGTCCGCTGTGCCGACAATACCGTTATACTATCATCAAGGACAGGTGCCCAATCCGCAGGGGGTGCGTGCGAGCCCGAATATGGGAGGCGTGCAGGACGCGGCTCGGCGGCAAATGAACGAGGCGATGCAGGGGCTGCAAAACGACTTGCAGGAGGCCAAGGACTATCGGGTGAAGAAGGAGTTGGAGCTGGCCCGCAATGAGGCGTGGGGGCAGTTCAATAACTCGCTTCAGGAGCGGGGCGAGGAGGATAAGTGGGCGGATAGCTGGGCGAAGGAGAGTGCCGAGGTGGCCAAGCCGTTTCTGCAAACCAAGGGGCTTTCGCTGAAGGCCAAGCGGGAGTTTGAGTTTGAGCAAAAGGCGTGGGAGCAACAAACGCGGCTTGCGGTGCAGAATCTGGCGACACAGCGGGGTATCGCGGTGAGTAAGCAGGTAGCCACGGCGGCGGCGGATAGTGCGTGGGATAATGGCGACGAGGAGGGGGCGACGAAGGTTTACGCCGAGATGGTCGAGCGTAAGCTACTGGACGCGCGGCTGGTGCCGCAGATGATTGAGGACGGGCGCGCGAGGATGCAGGTGCAGGAGGTGATGGGGTTACTGAATACTGACCCGATTACTGCGCTCGAAATGATAAAGGAGCGGGGCGAAGACAATAAGCCGGTGCACTTCGAGCGGCTCTCGGAGGAGCAGCGGTATACGCTCGAAAACCATGCGAACAGGCGGGCGAGCGAGTTGCGCCAAAAAACTTATCAAGACCTCGCGGAGCGGATGCAGGGGGGCGAGGTTTTGGGCGACAAGGAGTTGAGTGAGCTGGTGGAGCGAAAGATTCTGAAGGCGACGGATGCGGCGCGGATTAAGAAGCAGCGGGCTGCTGGGGGGCTCTCGCCGGAGAGCGTGGAGTTTATGGAGCTTTTCCACCGCGCGAGGGCTTATGATGCGGCGAAAGACCCGACGTGGGAAATCGCTGATGGGATTATGGCACAGGGGCTGGGGTTGTCGGACTTTCATCAGCGCAGGCTTTGGGCGATTCTCGAACAGGGGCGGATGAGCGGCAATGGCGGCGGCTCTGGTGGCTCCTCGCGCTCAATTGGGGAACACTCACCGCACAAGGTGGCTCTCAAGGCGATTCAAGCGCGATTTGAGAAGGGGATCTACGGGCGAGTGGTGGATGACTTTAACGAAGAAAATAAGGCGGCGTTGTTTCACCGTTACACAGTGGAGGACGAGATCGACCGCTTCATGGCACAGAACCCGAATGCGTCGAAGGTGCAGGTATTGCGCTTTCTCGATGAGGTGGAGGAGCGGGTGAAAAAGGCGGGCGTAGCAAGAGATGTGCTGGGGGCGCAGGGGCTGCCCTACTCTAATGCGCCGGTTGGTGCGGGCTCTTCGGCTGCGAGCGGCACAAGCTCGCCGTTGTCGGTCGCGCAGGTGGGAG